TAAATTGATCTAATGTCTTAACATGCACTCTCTGAACTATATGTTCATTTTCTTTTATATTTTTAAAATCTCTGAACTTGAGACCAGATCGTCTTGCTTTATTTTTGTAAAGATAGAAATCAGCAGTGCTTTGTTTCTCACCCAAAGCACAATGATGCACTTTGAATTTTGGATCGTTAAACCTTTCCATATTGCGCACAACATTAACAGCTGATAAGTTTGGTTCTATCATTACAATTTCAGAAAAATTTTTAAATCCGGCAGCATACGACCACCAACCTCTATAACATCCAACGTCAACAAAAACACCATTAGTATCTATGTTCAAAGTTTCGAAAATACCGTTTAGTGTGGTGACTGCATCATGATATTGTTTTTCGCCCATTACAGCCCCATCCACTCCTTTGTCATAATGTAGTCTCTTACAAGACCACTTCGTACAATGTCTTCCCATGTAAAATGAATAATTGAGAAGTTCCTAAGTTGCTCTAAAATATCTAGAAATTTATTAATACCTTTCTTATCGTTCTCAGTCTTGAAATCTGACTGATGATAATCACCGCAGAAGATAATCTTCGAACCTTGGCCTACTCGTGTAATGATAGAGTCAAGCTCATGGAAGTTTAGATTCTGCATTTCATCGACAAGAATAATACTGTGATCAAATGTCAAACCACGAATATACGAGGTTGACTCAAATGTCACATATTTGTTATGTATAAGTTTATCATACGCTCGGTCGTCGTCAAATAGCTCAGCAGCAATTGCACGATAAGGGCTTGTGTATGCATTAAGTTTTTCTTCAATCGTACCCGGCAAATAACCAACGTCTCGTGTAGGTACGACTGAGCGAATGATTCGAAGCGATTCGTATGGTGTGCTTTTGTCCATGACTTCTTCAAGCGCAAGATACATGCCTAAAAAGGTCTTACCTGTGCCTGCGGTCCCTACAAGAGCCATGTGATCGCCATCACGCCATGCGTCAAATACTTCTTTCTGATGTTCTGTGATAGGATCAATTGTAGCTAGATCGTCGATGCGAATGTTCATCGACTCGCCATTCTGTTGTTTTCTTGTCATTGTCATAGCTTAATGGTATTTGCGACTTGTCTACCTGCTGATTTCTTTATGCTCTTCAAATGACTCTTCCAACTGTCGGGTGTTTTATTAACAATATTGCCTGTGTGTGTAACGAGAGCAGCGCCACCAATGATTTGCTCCCATTCACCTGATTCTACAAGTGCCTGCATTTCAGCAATCTTAAGCATCTTGTCTTCTACTTCTCCTGTTTTCTTGTTCTTCATCGTATATAATGGCATTTTAAATTCCTGTAAATCCAAAAAAAGTGAGCCCCGAAACCGAGGCTCACCATTAGATGTGGATCACCCCCTTGCGCGAGATTCTACCTGAGATATTGCTGCGTCTAAAAATGATTGCCGTTTAGCAATCTTGTGTGCTATCTCAGTTTTACCTCGTTTGTTCAGTTTATGAATATAATGTCCAAGTTCTCTAGAATCTTTCTTCAGTCGCTCAAGTTGATTGGATTCGACCATAGGCGCTCCTTATTATACATCTGTTTGTTTTACTTGGATCATAATTAGTCTTGGATTAACTGCGGAAATGCCTCCTTAACTAGATTCTTGGTCAATCCTTTCATGGGGCTTTTTTTATTGATCATAGATACTAATAGTTCAGCATCTTTGGGGTGTATCGCCTCAAGTATGTCAATGAACATACGCTCGCGACGAATAGGGTTAAGCCTGTTGCTTTCGCGCAGACCTTTTACAAAATATTTGAAGTTACGATGTTGTTTTAGAAGTGTCGAAGGATATGATTCTTCATTATTAGGCGTGTAGGGAGGTGTGCCACCAGGTAGATTCCACTGGATGGTTTCGTCGAACGTCCCTCTCAAAACATCTAGAAGAGGCATGATTTCGTTTTTTTGTAGAACTGCAATCTTGTCTTTTTTTGTCTTAGCATTCTCTACTTTTTCCAAGATTTCGAATACTTCTAGTTTCCTTGCAGATACTGCCATAATGATCACCTATATTATATACTCTGTTCCCTGACGAGGGGAGTTTTATTTTATCATGAATTTTGAGATTTGTCAATCTCTTCTTGCTTTCTGCCTTTCTTGCTCAATCCACTTTTTCGCCTTTGCATTCTCGGGCGGCTTGTTAGTGAACTTCTGCACATCGCGATAAGCACGAAGAGTTTCTTTCTGATAGTCTTTGCCTTGAGAGTTATCGACTACAAGGAAGCTGTTCTTGCCAAACATCTGCTGGAAACGCCCAGTATTGCGCTGGACAGCTTTCCAGTATTTTTCGACTTCTGCATCGGGTAGAGAGCGTTCGCGCTGCCTATTGCGCTCCAGAGCCGTCTCCAGGTCAGTGTTCACGAAGATCATAGCCACATCATAACCAAGCGCGCGCATGTTAATTGCTTGCTTTGCAATCTTGTCGGGATCTTTACCAGTACCGTCAACAACAATACCAAGACGACCAGTGATATAGGTCGCTTGCTTCTTTGCTGTCAGAGTCTTTGCTTTACCGCGAAGCTCTTGCCCTTGAGTAGAAAAGATATTCTCAGGATCCATGGTCATGCCAGCTTTCTTCATTGCTGCTTCGAAAGCATCGTCAGAGTTTACGACTTTATAGCCCATTGCAGGCAGACCAGTCTTACCAACGATGAATGACTTACCAGAACCAGGACCGCCCGCAAGAAACACTGCTTTGAAGATTGCGGGATCATTGACGCCTTCGTCAAGTTGATTAATCCAAGAGGAGAATTTTAAAATCATAGGAGACATTTCTTATCTCAGTGAGTGATATAGTTATTTATAAATCTTGAGTCTTTAGATGCTTTGAGTGAATCTTACAGCCAATAAACTCGTTATAGTAATCATCACGCAATAAAACATCCTTCTCAAACTGATATTTAGCTTCGTAATACGAACATTCGCCCTTTGTTTTACATAATTTTAAAATATCTCGACGATATGCGTCACCGCCTTTTGATTCAACAAGCGACTTCAGTTCTTCGGAACTACCATAGTAGTCTTTCCAGTCTGACATAGTTTTCTTTGTGCGCTTGCGCTTCTGCCCTTTGAGTGGCGGTAGCTTACGAATCGCCCAGAAAAACTTTTTACCAATATACTTCTTATTAGTATCTAGTTCAGTAATTACATAAACAAAGCCCACATAGTCCGATAACTCGTCTTCTGTGGGCTCAAAGATTTTATTATTATAATACCACATGAAACTAATCGAAGTCTATAAGCTCAACGTCGATAGCCTCACTACCACACATTGGGCAATATACTGGCTTTTCATCTTCGTCTTCTATTAAAATTGTAAACTCGGTACTACATAAAACACATTTGACTTCGTACTGATATTCTTCCATTTATGCAGCATCCTCATCCCAACCCCAATCACCTTCCATGCCGACAACAGAATACTCAGTGACACGCTTCTCAAAGAAGTTATCATGAGAAGCACCGTTCAACACCCAATCAAGCCAAGGTAGAGGATTGTCTTTCTGCTTGAACTTAGTCTTGAGACCAAGCTGCAGCAAGCGGCGGTCAGCAATATGTCTTATATATGCGCGCACTTCTTCTTTGGTCAAGCCCTGCACATCATTGCCCTTGAATGCAAGATTGATGAACTTGTCTTCAAGTTTGACTGCTGTGCTTGCCATCTCGTAAATCTTAGACTTCAGTTCATCGTTCACAATGCGAGGATGCTCTTCGCAGAAAGTACGGAACAGCTTTGCATTGCCTTGAACATGCAGAGTTTCGTCACGAATCGACCATTCGACAATCGTACCCATGCCCTTCATCTTACCATGACGCTGGAAGTTGAGCAGCATGACGAACGAAGCGAACACTGCGAGACCTTCGTTAAACACTGACTGCGCTAGCGCTAGCGCAAGCCCCGTATGCGTAGTAATGTCGCCTTCTTTCATGAAGTCGACTTTATCAGCCATTTCCTTGTACTCCAGAAACTTGTGATATTCTTCGTCTGGAAGCCCAAGGGTGTCGTTTAAAAGCGCGTAGGCGCGCTGGTGGACCGCCTCACGGCTTGCAAACGACGATAGCATGTTACGCACTTCATTATTCTTAAACTTCGGAATTAGAAGCTCGTGGTAGTTCTCGCCGACTTGTACATCGCTCTGAGTGAACAGACGGAGAATGTGCGTGATGAATTCTTTCTCATCTTCGCTCAGCTTTGTCTTCCAGTCCTGTACATCTTCAGATAGTTCTGCTTCGTCTTCAATCCAGTGGACTTCTTCGTGCTTCTTCGAAAGCTCTACAGCCCAGGGGTATTGAAAGGGCTTGTATGTGGTGCTAAAATCTAGTAGTGCCATTAATTTTCCTTTTTAGTCCAATGACTCCATAGAGAGTGTGTAAAATCTATATTACATTCATCAGTTAAATTGTTTTCTTTTGCGATTGGTAACAGCATCGTTTTAGTGGTTTCTGGCTTTCGAAACCCTTCAACTGATTGATATACAGAGACATCGTGTTTTGTATCATCAAGATAGTCATGTGTCATGATAACATCATTGAGTTTTATCAACGGCGCAAGCGTCGCAAATTCATACAATTTATTACCACCATCGCAAAGAACAAGGCATCTTCCTTCACGAGAAATATATTCGCGAATGAAATCTTTCTCTTCTGCGAAATTGACAGTTCTGATATTTAGATGGGACGCATTTGGATGAATAACATTTGGATCAATTTCATATCCAAGATATTCTACGTTTGGTGCAATCTTGCTAATAAACAGTGACAGTCCGCCTGCATACGTTCCAATCTCTATAACTCTAGAAAATCCGCCTTGCCCAAGAAGAACAGGAAAAGTCTGAAATATATGAGTTGATTGTTTTGTTCTTATGCCTTCATAAGTATCAATCTTACTAATCTTCATTTTCTAAAGGCTCTCCATTTTCGTCACACTCTACAATGGTATAACCATTATATATCACTGAAGAGCAATCGACACTGTTCCAGCCATACATAACATGACCTTCGTCGTATTCTTCCCACAGTGCAGTAGAACCTTCTTGACTTAAATACTCTAGAATTTCGTCTCGCTCATCATCGTCGAGTTCTTTGTCCCAGTTGTACGGTGCATAGACATTATAGTCTTCCCAACAGCCATCCCAAGTCGAAAGCATTTCATGCTCCCAGTCTTCTAGTTCAAGCGTGTCATCATCGTCAGGATCTGGAACAAGAGGATAACAATCAGGATCTTCGTCATACTCTTCTTTGGTGATTCCCCAGCGATTGTCAAGCCAGTACTGCAACTCTTCGTCAGTCTCTGGCACATGAATGACAAATTCACCCCATCGCCAACCAACTTCAACAGATAATCGAAGACCATCTTCACGCTCATAAACTTCAGTCTCTACGACTGACTTCTTCATTGCAGGTTCAACACGATAGTATTTCATAATTTAGCCCTCGCAAGCTTTGCATTCATCAGATTCTTCGACAGGTGCATTATTTAGAAACGCCATAAGGTCTTCATAACCACCAATGTAGTTGCCCCCAATATAAATTTGAGGAACAGTACCCACTTTTCTTCCAGTTACTTCTGCTGCGGTCTTACCAATTTCTTCAAGATCAATCTTATCAAATGGTATGCCACGCAACTTCAGTTCTTCCATCGCCATAGCACAGAACGGGCAGTTCTTTTTGCTATAGACAATATTTCTTTTGTCGTCTTGCAGTGCTACGCGCTCGACTTTCTCAGACACATTTTCTGCGCGAGACTTTGCTTCGGTGCGCAGATAATACAGACCCTTGAGCCCTTCTTTCCATGCCTTGATATGAACTTTATTTACATACGATTTTGGTGCACCAGCGGGAAAGAATAGATTCACAGATTGCCCTTGGCAGATATACTTTTGACGATCCGCAGCATGTTGCACAACCCAGGTTTGATCAAGTTCTTGTGCGGTCTTGAAGATGGCTTTCTCACCTTCAGTCAAAAATGGCAGGTGCTGAACAGAACCCTTGTTGGTGATGATTGAAGTCCAGTTTGATTCGTTATTCTCGCCCTTCTCGGTCAGTAGTTTATCAAGATACTTATTCTTCACCAAGAATGAACCGGCGCGAGTACGGTGTGTGTATGCGCATGCTTTGATTGGCTCAATGGATGGCGAGGTGGACAAGATAACACCACTGGACGCATTCGGGGCGATAGCGAGCAAATGTGCGTTGCGTCGCCCTGTACCCACGCCATCGGGATATTCCCCTCGTTCTTGCGCGAGAAGTTCTGTCTCTGCGCTAGCTTGCTCGGAGATACGCTGAAAGACAACTGAATTGATCTCTTTCGCAGTTTCACTTTCCCATGCGACTCCATGTTTCTGTAAGAGAGAGTGGAATCCCATAGCTCCCAAGCCAATGGATCTTTCTCGTTCAGCCGAGTACTTAGCTCTTGAGATAGAATCAGGCGCGTTGTCGATAAAGTACTGCAGGACATTGTCAAGCATGCGAATAAGATCACGCACAATATTCGTATCTTTCCATTCATCATAATACTCTAGATTGAGAGAAGACAAGCAGCACACAGCAGTTCTGTCAGCCGAAGTTGGCAAGTGAATCTCATTGCAAAGATTCGAACCATGAATCTTAAGCCCAAGGTCTTTGAGATTTTGAGGTAGCGCATCGTTTGCGGTATCGATAAAGTTCAGATAAGGTTCGCCAGTACGGAATCGAATCTCAAGAATACGCTCCCACAGTTTGCGAGCATTGATAGATTCTTTTACAGCGCCGTCTTTTGGATCACGCAGATCAAACTCAGTGTTGTCAATTACTGCTTGCATAAACTCATCGGTGATGTTAATTGCATTATGCAAATTGAGTGCTTTGCGTTGCACATCACCAGTAGGAATACGAATGTTCAGAAACTCTACGATATCAGGATGAGAGACATCCATGTACGCAG